CATACTTGCGCAGAACTGTGATAGTCGCAGTGCGTAGGTCTGCTATGTCTGTCCTCTGTAATTGCTTCAGGTGTGCTCGCTTCTCCGTTACGATATCCTCGGTCTTCTTGTCCGACATATACCAATCGGGCTTCTTGTCGTTGCTGTTCTTGGCTCGCTCGTTGTGTATCTTGTTGTACATGCTCAGGAACCACGGCATCTTCGGGATGGTAGAACTCTTTTGCGTCACGACTGTGGCGACGGTAGCCTCTAGTATGCCCGCATCCTTGTTACGGAACTCCCTACGCCAATCCTCCGTCTGTTCCACAGTTGGTTTGTATTCTGGGTATCGCCCCAGAAAGCGTTCCCAGAACTTTCGGTACTCATCGTTATTCATTGTTCACCTCCCATGATATCATCTAGGATGGTCATTGACTCTGTTGCATCTTCAGTCTGTTGCGTACCCCATGACGCAGGGTCATCCTCCCATACTTCTTCTTCAAGTAGTCGGTGAGGACCTCGTGCGTACTTGCCTGAACCTTGTGGCGATGCGTAGTAGTCCCTGAACGATTGCGTGACAATTTCAATGTCCAGCAGCTGTCGCAGCACTATGCTCTCCCACATCCGCAGGAATCGTTTCCAACCCTGCTTCTTGATTGTCGGAGCCAAGTCGAAGGCAACACGCGCTTCATTCGCGCCCCGCGTCGCGGCTGAGCGAGGGTCAGGTGGAGGGGAATTAGCCGGGGAGGATTCGACATTCCCAAGATTGGGCTCTCCCCCCCACCTTTTCTCTGCTCCCTTCAGTCCAGCGTTGACACGTTTCATGTAAACCTCTTGAGCCTTCTCACGCTCTTCCTCAAGCCTTACGTTTCGACGTTGTCCATCACGACCGATGGGGAACTTTTCTTCTAGCACATCTAGGTATTCATTGACTCCAGCGGTAAGGGACTCCCACACGGAGGTATCCGCAGGGAGCGCTCCCCTATCCCACTGAACTAATAGCAGTCGTATGTAGTGCCCGACAGCTCCAGCGTCCCATCCAAGGGTTGCCACTAGAAAGTCCGATACATACAACGGCATCCAAGCCTTCGCTCGTTTGCTCATGACACACCACCTAGCAGGCATATCGCTGTCTTCAGAGCCTTAGTTCCTATTATTACATATACCCTTGACCAATAAAGCATATACATATTATTCCTCCTTATGTGTTGCTTACTTACTGTTTCGTGATGCGACCCACTCAGCTATTGCTGCCATGTCCCATCGTTTAATTTTGCTACCGCCCATTGATAGGGGCTCAGGGAATCCGTCCTCTTTTATCCACTTGTATATGGTACTTGGAGACTTCACCCGCAGGTAACCCTTCACATCGTCGAGCGTCATGAATATGTGGTTGTGTGCCTCTTCTTTAGAATGGGATTTCGTCATCTGCGACACCACTTGTTTCTGTAACTGGAGCAGGAGCTGGAGTTGGAGCCTCGACTCCCACTGGCTTCGCCTCTTTGATTTTCAAGTACGTTTTACCTTGGTAGTCCTCTTCTTCACACGTTACTTCGCAGCGCGAACCGATTACGGTACACCCCGTTGCTGCGTGCGTGAGGAATATCTTGATGGAGTTCGCATCGTCGGATATACCGAAGCACTTGCCCCATCGTTCCCAGACAAAGTCGGGTGCTTTATCCAGACCAATCCATTCCCGAATCCAGTCCCCGTCATCTGACTTGAAGACCAGTTGGATTGCTCCATCTCCAGCCTTTGTCTTCTTCATTTCGATTGTTACTAATTCTACTATCATCATTTACCTTTCCGATGTTCTATGACATCGTTGATTGAAGCCGCGATTTCAAACGCAGCTGTTTGTTCATCAGATTTTACGCCTGCTGTAAGTACTACCTTCACAGCAACGTCATTGATAAAACTGAGTGTCTCGTTGTCGAACTTCACAAGTTCAAACCGCATGGCAGGAACTCCCCCGATGACTCGAAGAGTTTCGAGCCGTGTCACGAGGGTGTCCCATGCCTTTCCAGCATCTTCTGGATAATCGTCATCCATAAGTATGATAATTTTACCAAATATCATTTCTTTGCCTGTAACAATATTGCAGCCTTTTCGCTACTGATTTCACTTAGCTTTTTTACACCTGCCCAAGCGAGTGTTCGCTTCTCCGCGTCCTGTGGATTATCGGCTTTCGTTATCTTGCTTTTCACAGCCCTAACCTGTGCAGCAGTCGCCCTATTAGGAGACACTGCTTCCTCCGCTGCTTCCTTCACTGCCTCGGCTTCCTCACGAGGTAGGTCCTCTCCCGCGTAGATGTAGTGCCCCAAGCCAAAGTAAGCCATACACTTCACCAAGCAGCGCTTCAGTGCTGTGTTGATAGCGAAGGAGTCAGGGTTTTGAATAGCCTTGTTGTTGTAGTCCGTGACCATAAAATCTTCGGTGTGGCTTTTATCACCAATCCAGAGCGTGACGGGAACCATAGCATTTCCATTGTGGTCGAAAAAGCAGGGGTAACCATCATCATTGGTATGGTTTGTGAATGTCGCTTCTGGGTAATGTTCCATGAGGATGCCCCATGCCCACGACCATGAGAGGTACGTGGCTTTGAAACTTCCACTGCCCTTCACTTCTGTGTACTCATTCACGTTTATGACAGACAGTGTTTGCCATACTGATTTCGGTTTTTTCTTTGTTGTTGTTTTCTTCTTGGCAGTCATAGTGACTCTCCTTTGTTTCCAAGGTCTTCAGTGAGTGCCCATTCGGGCAACGATAGTGTTGTGATAACGTCGGGGTAACCGCTGTACTCATCGAGTAGCGTGGCTTCTGCCCAAAGCGAGAGAGCTTTGTCAACCATCTTGTCACCTTCGATGATAGCGCGTAGGTCAATCCTGTAGGAAGCGATAGCGTATGGCTGAGATGTTTCAATAGCAACGATATAGAACTTCCACCCATCTTTCACAGCTTCAACGCCACTTCGCAAACCAGATACAGCGCGAAGGTAGAATGCCGCTTGGATATGGTATCCAAACTTTGCGACGCTTCGAGCAAATCCATAAGGGCTCGCGTCAACAGTTGTTTTCAAGTCCACCACCTTCTTATCTTCGGGGTGGATAGCATCAACACGAGCCTTGCAGGTCAGGGCTGTTGTCTCATCCTTCCAGAGGAAGCTCTGCTCAGTGTCAGCGAAACCTATCAAGTTCATAGCTTCACGAGAACGCGACATAGAGTTAGCGATGTGCATACAGTGCACCGCTTGCTCGGTAGTAATTATCGCTTTGCCCTTAGACTGTGCGAGGAACTTCTCGTACTCAACTTTGCCTTCCTTCGTTCGACGGTTGATGTCTGGTTGAATTGCTACTTCGTTTTCAAAGTTTTCAGCGTTGAGTAACGTAGAGTGAACAGCTGTGCCTAGTTGCATTGCAGCGGTCGCCTTCTTAGGATTAGACAAGTAGGCAGCCGCGTGTGCAGGTGACCGCAGAACTTCCTTGAGCAGCGATTGATTCACCGCATCAATAGCGAAGTATTCATCTGCTGAAATTGTTGAGCTATGCACTGCTTGCATCTTTGCCTCCTTCTTCGAGTAGAGCCAACGCGTCGGACATCATGCCAACCACGACCTTCTCGTCATTCGACAGTGTTGCAAACATTGCTGCAACTTTCATCAAGTGACAGCGACGTTCGTCAGTGGTCACACTCTCTGTAGCTACAGGGTTTACCACTTTGCGTGCAGCAGCCTTGCGTGACTCTGTCCATTTCGGGCGTGAGCCACTCTTCTTTGTTCGCGGTGCGTTGTTAGAGTTCATACGTGCTGACACCATTCGGGTGTAATGCGTACGTGAAACTTTCGCGAGGTCACGCATATATTTCATGTGCGGAACACTAGCTCCACGAATCCAGCTGCAAGCCGTGACTTGCGTTACTTGGCAGGTCTTCATTATCTGCCGCGATGTGACTTTCTTGTCACGAAGAATAGTACTTACTGTAATCATTGGTTATCTCCTTTTTTAGATTCCTCAGTACTTTTGTTAGTTTGTTCTTTACGTTCTTTCATTATCTTCTCAATCTCGTCTAGTAACCGTCGAGCCTCTGGGGTCAACTCTACTATGTCGCGATGAAACTTGTTAGTTCGTCGATTCATTTCTTGCCTCCATTCAGCATATAAAACTTGCCACATCTCACTTACCTCCTAGTCGTTCTATCCCGTGCTTCAGAAACCAAGCGCTCAGTGGAACTATGCTTGAGCCTTCCACAACGCCAGTTGCATGGTTGAGCAGGGAGAGCTCTTTACGCATGACCTTCAGGTGAACGGGTTGCATCCAACCATTGCGGATGAACTCTTCGCTACCGAGCCGTACTCGTAGTGAACGGAAACCCTTGCGAGGTCCCGCGTCCACGCTGACTACTTTGCCCTGCCGTCGCCCGAAGTATCCTGAGCGACGACCTGCTGCGTCTGCGACAAAGAACGCTACCTCCTTGCCTATTAGTTGTTCGTATTGCTTATTCATAGTTGTTCCTCCAGTATTCGGCATTCGTCTATGATGTCTGATTTCGTGTATGCGTCCATAGCAGGAATATGATTCCCAGAGTCATCTCGACGGTCAACAAGATTTCCATTTATGTCGTTCTGTTGGCAGAACCAAGTCCGTGCTTGTCGGTCGTACCAGTATTGAATCCGTTGGTTGTATTGGTAAACTTTCATCAGTGCCTCCTTTAGGCGTTCGGTTGTGAGCCCGTAAAAGGCGGGGACTGTCAGAGCAACACTCCGCGTGCTGCACTCCTTAGTTGGTGTCTAGGGCATCTGGGAGTTCCGCAGTTCTTTCAGTACTGAAAGCCGTCCGCTATTCCGTCAGACCCCTCCTAGGAGTAGACTTAGTGTCCCCGCCTGTGCGGAGCTCGTTGTGACCAGTCTCATCAGATTGGGTAGGTCAGTTCCCAATGACTCCCCGTAGGGAGTTTCGACTTTTAATAGCAGCGAAGTTGTTCTTTCGTCAGTCCAATTCGTCCAGTAACCACTTGGGTTTCTACGATGTTTAAGTCAATACCCGACTTGAACTCCCCTTCGGTTTGCTTTGTAAATAATCGTTTCATCTCAACTTCTGCTTTGTGGTGGCATTCAAATACGCCATGTATTTTTAGACTTGCCATGGAATCCCAACCATTCTTTTTTGTATTTAGTTCTACTAGTGCGTAATGTTTCAGTTTCATGTGTGCCTCCTTTAGGCGTTCGGTTTTAGTGGCTGTCTCATCAGTACAGGTAGCCAATCCTGTAGACGCTCCGAAGAGCGTTTCGACTTAGTTTCGCGCCTGTGATGCCTCTACACGGAGTCGCATCTCTTCACGCATTTGAAGTTCTTCCAGTTTCTCCATAGCCTCGTACAGGTGTTCCTGCGCCTCGTACAGAAGTTTTTCAGAGTTCTCAGGGTTCGTGTAGATAGCCCCGTCAAAGCTCTCGCCAGTCAGCGTGCGAGTATTCATGGCTTTGATAATTTTAGCCATGTCGTGGAAACGGTTCTCATGTCCACCTTTGCATTCGTATGTGTTTACACCAAGTTCGTTAAGTAGTTCCATTGTGTGCCTCCTTTAGGCTTCGGTTAGTGCCAGCGGAATTGCTGACTTGCGTAGTGTACCATAAAATGTCACAGCGTGCCGTTACGTTTCATTATATTTCGTTACGTTGCAATGATGTACGATGAGCAGGCACTAGATATTGTGGTCAAATTGGGTTTTTGATATGGATAGCCACTACATCTTGTGGTACAAAAAAATGAAAAAAAACTGAAAAAAGATTCTGGGCGAGGGGTGAAATGGAGATAAACATACGCGGTGGCAAGAAGTATCAGAGGGATATTGCCTCTAAGTCTATTGGCTGGTGTCTCAAGCGATTTGGGCTCGACAAGTTGTACAGGCTGAAGATTAACGTGGTTATTGGTTCACTACCAGATTGTGATGGCTACTGCATAAGCATGGACGAGCCAACGAACAGGAGCTTCAAGATAGCGGTCAGTAACCAGCAGGGCTTGAGGGACTTTGTCATGACTATTGTGCATGAGATGGTTCACGTCAAACAGTACGCTCGCAACGAGTGGATGGTCGATGGAGAGCCAGAGGCATGGGGTATTCAAGAGATGCTGGCGGACGAGTTATGGAAGTCTGGTGAGCTGTAATAGCATACCTATAGCAAAGCCATTAGCAAAACGATGGCACACCTATAGCACACCTATTCATTGCGTTTAAATGGACATTTCTATAGCATAGCTATCCGTTTGCTATTAGCAAAACGATAGCAAAAGGTATAGCAAAACGATGGTAATCACAATCACAATCACAATCACAACTACAAGAACAAATACAAGAACAAATTAAATACGATTTTCGTAATTTCTTTTGAAAGATATTCGTTGATGATTGATTCTCTTGTGTTAAAATCCCATTGCCCTTGTAGCTCAGCGGACAGAGCAGCAGCCTTCTAAGCTGTCGGTCACAGGTTCGATTCCTGTCAAGGGTGTTTTTGTTTTGAAGCAGGACACGTACGCGAAACTCGACCAATACATCAGGCTCATTCCTTCGATGGGCAAGGTGGCAGCCATGCGTGAGGCAGGGATTAGCTCTACGGTCGTCTACAGCAATCGGAAGAGCTCTGAGGGGTTTGCAGCAGAAGAAGCTCATGCGTACGCTGAGAGGCTCGACAGGATAGAGCAGGAGATGGAACGCATCGCACTTGGAGAGTCTGACGGGACACCAGTTCAGGTCAACGCTGCCAACATGATACTCAAAGCGAACAGGGGCAACTACCACAACACGACTCACGTCGTTGGCGCTGGTGGTGGAGCAATCCAGATTCAACAGACGATAGACAAGCAGGTCGTGGAAGACGCGGTCAAGCAATTGCAATCACAGATGCTGGCACTACCGCCAGCCGAGGAGCACGACGATGTTATTAGCTGACGGGCTAGACGAAGCAGTCATCGGGTACATAGACAGAATGAACGAGCCGAGGGTGGTCGTGTACGACAGAGAGAAGTGCATCGACATCCTAGCCAAGGACATGAGCAGGGACGAAGCCGAGGAGTACTTCGAGTACAACGTCGCTGGCGCGTACATGGGAGCAGAGACACCAGCATACTTGCACAAAGCAAGCGTCGAGACAATCCATGAACTTGCAGACGCATGACGAGGAAACCATTGAGCTCGCTGTACAACTTCGCCAGATGGCTGTCGGCTCCAATGAAGAACAAGCAACGGTCAAAGAACTATGCAAGGATGACCCCGTCGCCTTTCTTATGGCTGGAGGTTGGACGAAGGTCGTCAAGGAAGTCACAGTCGATGGTACAGAGCGTCCAGCGGAGACAACGTCGCAACCGTTCATCCCTTGGCGCTCACAACGACAAATCCTCAGAGACGTAGCAGAGTGTGTACGAAACGGTCAAGACATAGCGTGGGCGAAGTCGAGGGAGATGGGAGCTTCATGGCTCATGTTATCCTTGTCGCTATGGGGATTCCTATACCATGAGTGGTCAGTACTGCTCTGCTCAAGAACCGAGGACTTGGTAGACAGGGCGGGTGACCTTGACTCCCTATTCCCTCGTATTGATTCGATGGTTGAGAGGTTGCCTTCCTGTCTTCTACCATGTGATAGGAAGGAGCTACTGCCGTCAGGCAAGCACCGAAGACACATGGTGCTGACCCATCCCGACGGTCACTCAATCGTGGGTCAATCAACAACAGAGCACATTGGTCGTGGTGGTCGTCGTACGGTTGTCATCTTCGACGAGGCAGCGGCTCAAGAGAAGCTCGAAGCAGCGTGGCGGTCAGCTGCGGATACAACATCATGCAGGATAGCTGTAAGTACTCACCTGACAGGGAGTTACTTCACTCGTAGCATCTGGGCTAACGCAGTAGACTTGAAAGAACCCAAGCCGATACTCACGACGTACGTAGGTCACCCAGCTAAGTCGCTGGGTGGAGAGTGGAGGACTGACAAGGATGGCACAATCACAGGTGAGCCAGCAAGACGTTACTACTGGTCACCGTGGTTCGACAGGCAGTGCAAGCGGCGTGACATGGTGGACATACGTGAGAACGTACTGGCTTTGCCATCGACAGCTGGTAAGGGGTTCTTTCCGCTGGCGAACATAGTACGTTGCAGGGCAGAGGTTTACGCGCCAAGAAGGTGTGATGTAGTCGATGGTCACTTGGTAGATGTGCCCGATGGAAGGTGGCGCATCTTCAGGGAGCCGACTGAGACGAGTAAGCTGGTGATAGCAGCAGACCCTGCGTACGGCACAGGCAGAAACAATTCCGCTGCAGTGATGATGGACGTGGAGAGACGCGAGGTGGTTGCGACATACATTGACCCGCACTGCTCACCGTACGAGCTGAGTCAGTTGATGGCAGAGGCTGGCAGGTCATGGGCAAGGGGCAGGGCACAACTGCTTATTGGCTGGGAAGTTAACGGTGCTGGCGCTGCAATGCACAAGGACTTGGAGCGTTTACGTTACCCAGCGATATGGAAGTCTAAGCGTGGCAGGTATGGCTGGCTCTCTACTCGTCAATCCAAAAGGGAGTTGTTTGGCACACTGGCACGTGCCATAGCAGACGGAACAGTGTGCATACCAGACAAGGAGATACTTGACGAAATGGAGTCAACGGTAGTCTATGACAATGGAGGTATTGGTCCAGCAAGGCTAGAAGTGGATAAATCGTCGGGTGCAGCGGAGGCACATGGGGACAGAGTAGTAGCGATGGCGGTGGCATTATTGATGTGTGAGACATCCTCAGGTCAATCAGATAGGGTAGCAGCTGAAACTGGCTTACCAGATTTCACTGCCAAGTCAATCTTTAAAATGGATGAAGTTTAAAAAAAACCCAAAAAAGTCTTGACAGGCTTTTGTTAGGGTGGTTTAATTACCGACATGGTATAAACAGGAGAAGTATATGGCACAACAAGTAGAACGGGTGAAGCCGACAGAGATATTCCACGGGCAGAACTTAAATATATCGAGCTCCACGGCTACTGCGCTTGGTGGTTCTGGGGACTTAGTAGCGTCAGAGGTGACCATCAAGGCGATGGTGTCGAACGCTGACTCTGTTTACGTCGGGTCTTCCACAGTAAGTGCAGCCAATGGCTTTGAACTACGAGCTGGGCAACAAATAACAATTACGGCGGGTTCGCCCAGCGACTTGTATCTGCTGGCTGCGACAGGCAGTACAGATGATGTATCTTGGATAGCAACGTGAGGGCTCTGCAATGCCAAAGGTAGGAAAAAAGAAGTTCGCATACACACCCAAGGGGAAGAAGGCTGCGAAGAAGTATGCCAAGAAGACTGGCAAGAAGGTCAAGAAAAAGGGCGCCTATTGAACGTCAACACTCTCAACTCCAATAACAATGTGGCGGACTCGGTCGTTACTCCGCCGCGAATGAAGAATATCAATATATGGTTTGATGTGAATTGGTCTAATGTATCCTCAGGAAATGTTACGGAGTTGTATGACCGTTCTGGGAAAGGCAACAATGTGTCCAACGGGGTAACGTCAAAGCAACCTCAGTTTGCGTCGTTATCATCAAAGTTTCGAGGTGGCACAAGGGTTGCGTACTTTGATGACCAAACTTCGAGCGATATGACGCTAGAAAACAATGCGGCAACTTTGACGTCGGTGTTTGGAACTGCGATATCACCACTTATAGACCCAGAGTTTGAGTTTGCCGCAGTTATTGCAGAGCACCCAAGCTCGGCAGGAATCGAGACGTTCTTCGGGATAAACTCCTCGTCGCAAACCGACTCTGTGTATTTCCAGCGACATAACTCTGGCTCTTCTTTTAGGGTTAGAGGGAGCGTGGACAATACCTTTGACACATCGGACAGGATGTTTACAGATGACAAACCGTCTACGTATATCTTTTCTTGCCAGCAGGACGGGGCAGGAGAGATGAACGCTTATGCGTGGATAGAGGGCAACCAGTTAGATTGGGATGATGTAGGAGTTGGTAGCAACTACCCTATGGACCCAAGTACGTTGCGAGGCATGGACGAGATAATCGTGGGGGGCAACAATCTTGGGTCAGGTGCGTGGTATGGATACGTTGCCGAAATGATTTTGTGGAGTGGCAAGCACACAGCGTCGGAGAGGACGCAAACACTGAACTACCTTAGAGACAAGTGGGATTGTAGTTAATGCTTCAATTTACAGAAGAACAAATCAAGGACGAGATAGTCGCAGCACGAGCGTGGCGGGACAAGCACCTTGCGAGTTGGTCTGAGCAAGTAAATCGTTTTGCTGGAGCGTCGTATAAAGACTCATACAGTGGCGCAGCGTTGAACACCTCTGGCGACCCAGAGAACTTCGCGTATTCATACGTTGGGCTAGTGTTACCAAAGCTCGTGTACGATGTGCCGCGAGTAGAGATAGAAGCAGACGACCCAATCATAGACGGGATGACAGCGGAGTTACTGGAGTCGGCGATGAACCGCTGGGCTGTCCGTTCAAGTTTACGCAAGAGTTTGGCGCGAATAGGAACGGATATGTTGTTCATGTGGGGCGTTGCGTTAGTGACACAAGAGCCAGTGAAGAGCCTGCGAAGAGTAGACCCACATCACATGGGAACATCTCCTCGTGTGTATCGCATCTCGCCAGAGCACTTTATATGTGACCCAGCAGCAGATTCATTTGATGATTCTAGATACATGGGGCACACGTATGCGTGTGACAAAGAAGACCTGATTGCAATGGCAGAGGAGGAGGACTTCTATGACCTAGACGCAATCAATGACATTGAGGTGGATTCAGGGACGCAGGACTATATGTTCAAGTTTGGCGAGAAGAGAGAAGTGCCAGCACGAGAGCAAGTACTCATTACAGAGATTTGGGTTGCGGAGCTAGAACTAGAAGACCATCCCAAGGATGGCAAACACAACGGAACAATTTACACGGTGGCAGAAGGCGGTGACGGTGAGGTGAAGATAATTGCTGAACCACGTCCTTACTTCGGTCCACCAACAGGTCCATACACATTGTTCGGTGCATACCCTGTACCGAGCGACCAATTTCCTTTGGGACCATTGACGGCAGCTGACCAACTCATAGGTGAGTTGAATATGCACCTCCGTTCAATGGGAACATCAGCAGCTGCGTACCGACGTATGGTAGCCGTAGACTCGACCGCAACAAAGTTCGCACAAGACATTGCAAACAAACCAGACCTCATGGTAGTACCTGTGGATAACTTGGATAAAGATAAAGTGGTGCAACTTGAGATGGGTGGAGTCACGCAACAACAGATTGGTTACACAGAGCTCACGCAGAACAGGCTTGACCGTTTAACGGGATTGTCAGAAGTTATGCGTGGGAACATTCATGGTGACACAACTGCGACGGAAGTAACCACCGCAGCGTCATCGGCTGGTGTTCGTATTAGCTGGCTACAGCAACAGTTCGCTGAAGCTGTGTCAGAAGTACTATGGAATGTGGGATGGTATCTGTGGCACGACAATCAAATTGAGATGCCGTTAGGTAAAGAGGGTATGAAGATAATGGGTGGCTCAACTGTTAAGTGGAAGGGTGGTCGTAAAGATAGTTACGCTTCCATGTCACTTAGAGTTCAAGCACACTCCATGCAACGGGTTGACGAGGCGCTACAGCAGAAGAGAACTGTGGAGCTTCTTCAACTCGTTATGCAGGTAGGTCAAGCTGCGCCAGCGATGCCGTTTGTAGACTGGGCAAAACTGTTAGAGACAGTTGGTGACAGTTTGAATATGCCTGACCTTGGCAACATTATCAACTTAAAGAAAGCACAACAACCTATGATGCCACCAGAACAGGGTGGCGGTGAAACTGTAAGCCCATCAGCCGACTTAGGCGGTGCAATATCGGGCGCGATGAGAGGGGTGGGCGCGGGTAGTCCTAGAGGAAGGGCTATACGATGATATACGAGTTTGAAAACATAGCGACAGGGGAGAAGAGGGAGTTCCATTATCAGATGGAATCAGCTCCTTCTATTGGTGAAATAATCAATAAGAACGGGGAAGAATACCGAAGAATACCTAGTTTCCAAGTAGACGCTGGCATGGAAGCCAAGATACATGGATACCCGTACGTTTCCCACTCACTACCCCGTAACCTAGAGGGTTGTGATACAAACAAAAAAGGCAAGCCAGTCATAACCTCGCGTAACCACGAGAGGGAGATAATGACTCGGCACAACCTTGAAAGAGACTAATCATGAGCGACGAACCTAACAACACAGAAGCCGTGACCGAGGAAGTGGTTGAAGATGCAGTAACTCCTTTGCTGCCAGACGGTGATGTCGCGATTGACGAGGACGCGGTTCTTGATGCGATACTTGCAGGAGAGCCAGTCCCCGAACCGTCTGTTGTTGAAGATAATTCAGCAGCAGATATTGCTAAGGAAGATGAACCCACTGAGGCAACGCCAGATGATGAAATGCTACGTGCGCTTCGTCGTGACGGTGTCCCTCAGTCGGTCATCGAACAGGTAAGTAACGACCCAGACTTGTTAGCTGAATGGGCTACCAAAGCTCAGAAGAGACAGTCTGACGTTGATGCTTATACTGAGAAAATGAAGGCACTAGAACAAAGTGCCGAAGGCGGTGAGGAATCACCAGAAGAGTCGGATACACTTGAACCTACAGGTGCTGACGAAAAGTCTGCCGAGGAAACCATCCCGTTAGATGCGCTTGCCGACGAAGTCGGTGAGGAGGCGGTTGAGCCAATTCGTAAGATGCAACAAGAGTTAACAGACTTGCGTTCGCAACTAGATGAAGCAAATCGTCGAGTGGTTATGTCTGAGGTGCAGTCTGCGGTGGAGCAGGCAGTGCCGACAGTTCTTGCAAAGTGGGGCGAGGTTACCAAAGACCAAAAGTCTAAAGTAATCGAGCGCATGAGCGAAATCGGGAAGACACAACCAAAGGCTTTTTCTAGCATAGAGGAACTAATGAGTGTAGCCGCAAAAGACGTGTTAGGTGAACCTTCGGTAACGAAGCGTTCCAAGACACCGAGCGCACCAAAGAGAGTACCAAAGCAATCGCGACCCGCGACTCAAGAGGAGTCAGAGGATGCAGCGCTTGATGTACTACTTTCTGGTGGGACACGCGAACAAGCTCACAACGCCTTTATGCGTTAATTATTAGATATGAAAGGAGTCAGTTATGGCTGGCACTCCTGCGGATAAGTTCCGCGATTTCATGGAAGTAACAGGACCTGCATACTTAACAGGTGCTGATACTATCATTAACGAGGCTGTCAAACGACGGTATTTGTGGGGCGACCTCGTAAAGGGGAAGGAACGCGCAATTCAAGGTGGCACGGAAATCCGTGAAACACTAATGACAAGCGATGGCGCGACCTTCCAGTACTATCAACCAAACGAGACTTTCACATGGTCCAACCCTCAAGTACTCGATACAGTATCCGCTGATTGGCGATTCGCTGTTGACCACTTGGCATGGACAGACCACGAAGTTGAATTGAACGCTGGCGAAGGTATGTCAAACGATGCACTCAAGGTTGCATACAAACGACTCAAGCGAGCTAAAGAACAACGAATGGTTACATCACTTGTGAACGGTTTAGAAGAATCCCTATGGGCAAGCCCTTGGGGTATGTATGACGAAATGGAATCAAGTTCAGGTAAAACACCTTACTCAATTCCTGCGTTTATTACCGAAAACGGTAAATCAATGGGTGGCGAATGGAAGGGTAATACTCCTGCTAAAACTGCTGATTGGACAACTGTTGCAGGTATTGACCCTGATAACGAAGCAGTTTGGGGTAACCAAATTGTATTCTACTCAAGAGATTTAAGTGCAAACGCAACATCAGTTTCTAAATCATACGAAGAATATCACATCGACGAATCAACAGACACGACACATAATGTGTACGGTTTGATTACTGCGTTTGATGAAATGTTCTTGAAACTTGATTTCCGTGCACCTTCAACAAATGCAGAGTACTTTGAAAACGCTTCAATGAACCAACAAAAGATTGTTTGTTCACGTCGTGGTATCAATGAGTACAAACGAGCTCTTCGCGATTCAAACGACCGTTTGGTATCAATGCAAGACGCTGCGTATTCAGCACCAGCATACAGTGGTATTCCACTAACCTATGCGTCACAACTAGACACAGCTGCTCTTTACAACAAAGACGCTGCTGGTGCAGTTCCTGACACATACACTGGTCGTGAAACAGAAGCGGACATTGTTCATACAACCATTACTGGTGGTACTGAGTTTGATGACCTTACAATTGACAAAGGTGCTCGTTACTACTGGATTAACGGTGAGTATATGACACCGTTCGTTCACACTCGTCGTTATATGGTTAAGCACGATGTCATGCGACATCCAAATCAACCATTCACTAACATTCAACCTACTGACACTTGGTGGAACTTGCTACCTAGCTCGCGAATGCGACACGGTATTGTCTCACCTCGTAGAACTAGCTAATAAGAAAGGATAATACTATGAAACTTTCAAGCACAGCAGGAATGCAAGGAATTGGTTGGGCAACAGAAACATTTGTTGGCAAAGCATCTGAGGCTATCACTAAAGGGACAATTGTAGAGTGTACACTCACTGCACTTGACCCTGATGATGACCAAGAAGTTTCGATTTCAAATGGTTCTGGCGTAGGCATCTACGGTGTTGCTTTAGAAGACATTGCGTCAGGCGAAAGAGGACTATGTGCTCTTAGCGGCAAAGTTGAAGTCTTAGCTGGTGACACAGCGGCAGCTGGCACAGTAATTATGCCAAACTCTTCTGGTCAAGCTATTGCACACGCAGGTGATGACAACACTGTTGCAGTAGGCTTTCGAGTCGACGTAGGTGTTGTTGGTGCTTTAAGCACTTGCATCTTTAACGGCTTTGCTCCGCAAAGAACAGGCGACTTCGCAGCCTAATTGAACCTATTGGTTCCGAACGGGGGGCTTTCTTCGGAGAGCCTCCTACTCGCAACCATTGAGGAATAACTATGACACTAACGTATAAGCAATTGCGCGACCATGTTCTACTCTCAGTAGGCGGTGACCCGTCCACTGTTGGTAGCACCACGGTGAATGACCGAATAGCGCAGATTGTTAACTTCGCAGGAGAACATTTGTTTTCACGCGCGTGGAGGTTTAGGGAAAGAACAGCTTCAGGTCTTACGATAGAGGCAGCAGAAACAACAGGGTCTTACATAGACTTGCCTGCTGACTGTGGTGAAATCATTTCGTTTGAACCGAGTAACTCTTGGTCGTCCTCTCTTAGCTTTGTTGACCCAGCGACATTCCAACATCTATCGACGGCTGGTATTGAGCCAGAGCTGAGCTATATTGTGACAATGGTGTTTGCTATTGATGCAAACACGTCCTTGCTTAAACCTAGACTTGACATATACCCAGCTGCTCCTACATCTACGTCTGTTACTTTCTATGTTCGTTACAGGGCGAACTGGACGACGTTGACTGCTGGAAACCTAGACGGCACAGTCGAAACCAATCTAACAAACATATCACCGTACGTTGAGTCATTGTTGTTGGAATACATTCGAGCATTTGCTGAGGGTGGCGAAGATGGGACAACGCACCAGCGATTAGCGGAAGTAGATATGGGAATACTTTTAGACCGAGCCCTTCGGAAGGATGGCACATTTGCTCCAGACTACGGACCATTGCCAGCTGCGGGAAATAGGAACACAGGACAGACGTACGCGGCAGGCACAGTGTCTGCTCCAGCTACAAGTAACATTCTTTGGAAGGGGACATGGTCTGCTTCAACGACATATTCCAAAGACGATTTAGTGCGATGGCAAGACACTGGTAACACATACATATCAATTCAGGACAGTAATTTGAATCAGACTCCTGATACGGATGCATACTGGGATTTGTTTGCAGGGACATAGGAATAACACATGGCTACACAGATACAACTACGCAGAGACACAGAAGGTGACTGGAACACCGCTGACCCCACACTAGCAGAAGGTGAGATAGGTTTAATAATAGGTAGTTCTGGCGAGATAACAGGCTTGAAGGTTGGCGACGGAAACACTCGCTGGGAAGCACTTAAACTTGCAGTTCCGATGTTAAGTGGCGTGGCGAATATACTTGAAGAATCTGATTCGTCCGCTAACCAACCTGTGGGTGGCACAGGTGGCGCAGGCGACGTGACGACGTTCTTGCTAAAAGGGTTGAGCGCGCAAAACGCGGCAGTGTTCGGAATTGAAGAAGCTAGTGGGACAGACCTTGTGCTTTCGATAGATAAAACAGGGGGCATCACCGCAGCGGCTGGCGTAAACGTCAGTGGCGGTTATGGTGATACTGGTCTAACAGTAGAGGATGATGGTACTGTAAAAACCAATAGCTATGTTCGAGCAGATGGGGTCATCGAGAGTGGTACGTATGCTACTACTGCGGGTGACGATTCTGGCGCACAGTTAAAAGATAATACAGACCACGGTCAGCTGTTGATAAGTTCAAACTCATCTTCAACTCCAGCAGACGATACGGCAATCCATGTGAACACTAATGCGGCTGACGCATTTATCGTAAAATATGACGGTGATGTAACTACTACAGGCAGTGTTACAGCCACTGGGGTAGTATCTTGTGCCGACCCAGTTGGTGTCACTGACGTTGTAACAAAGCAGTGGGCAGCGACTAATTTGCTGAGTCGTGCTGTAGTAAATGAACAAAAAACCGCAACAGGTATCACGATTACTGCTTCTGGTGTTGGAGCGGGAACGCCAGTTTTAGTGGAAACGTGGGACACGTCGGCTGACACACATCTCGTCTCTGTACAGGGGTACGTAGTTCCAACTGGCACTGCGTCGCAAACAACTCAAGGTGGAACAATATCGACACAGACAGTTATGTACCTACAGGCGTACAACGGCAGTACACCTCTTGGTAGGGCGGTAGGTATGGGCTCGACCACAGGTCTTTTCGTAATGTCTGGACCGCAAGCAGGCAATGTTAGTACTGGTGCGTTTACAATCAACTTTAATACTTCCGCGCGAGACATGGGAGGTCATTTTCAAATAAGCCATGACACAACGAAGGCTGACAGTATTAGGTTGTATGCGCAAGCAGAAATATTGTCAAATCAGTATGGTAGTGCAGGTGTGTCGTATACATTGAATGTGACTGCGACTTTAAGGGCAGTGGGGCAGACTTAAATAATGCCAACCACTCAACTTCCCATCCCGATAAACGGTTACTCCGACAGCCTGAACCATCAGCACGGAGCAGATGGGTTCTCTACATCTATGATGAACGTGATACCTATAGATAACTGGGAACACAGGAGACGTGTTGGCACACGCCAAGGTTTCGCAGCACTTGCAGACTTGGGTAATACCGACGACTACAATGTACAAGAGCTGCTGACGTACGAAGTGTATCGCGACACCAATATGGTAAACGAGGTGTTGATAGTGTCTGGAGCAACGGGTGGTGACTCGGACACTGGCGTGTTCTATGTAGACAGCGCTGGTGATACGAACGATATTTTATACAGCGCAGTTGGCGCAACCGCCACAGTGACATTCACAGGTGTCCCCACTGTTGACCAAACTATAACTATGACTGACACAGCTGGCACATCAAAGACATACACAGCAAAGTTGGTGGAAACGCTAGCCAGCAATGAGTTCACAATAGGTGGCGTTGCAGCGACAGCGACAATTACTTTTACTGGCGCACCAGCTGTGGACGACACTATAACCATCATAGACACTTACGGCACCTCTAAGACATACACGGCAAAGAGTGGAGAAACGCTGGCATCAGGTTACTTTGACAGAGACGGAACCACAACCGCTATTGCACAAAGTTTGGAAGACTGCATCGAGCACGCGAGTGGTCACAACGGAACTATAACTTGCGATAGCCCAACAAACGTGCTTACTCTTACCCAAGTTGGGCTTGGGACAGGGGGCAACACTACAATTGCAACCAGTGCAGGCATATTAAATACAGCAGTTGTTAGTTTCGGCGGGGACTCTACTGTAGTTGCAGGTGCGAACACCGCCGCGGGAACAGCAACATCACTTGCCGCTTGTATTAACGATACTACTAATGGACACGGAAACACAATAACTGCGGTGGCGACTGATAAAGTAGTTGCTCTAACACAAGACGCAGTGGGAACAGCAACATCTACTGGTAACACAGACATAACGAGCACACTGAGCAATGCAACAGCAACCAACTTTAGTGGTGCCGCGTATGCGGCGGGTACAGGAAGAATACAAAAGTACGATGATGTTAGGGCGGTACAGTTTGGGGATACGGCATATCTGGTGACGGGTCGTCACTACTACAAGATAGACCTATCTGCAACAACTCCAGTTATAGAAGAGTGGACGAACTACAACGGTTCTGGGGGAATGCCTACAGACGATGTAGGAAACAAGTGCTCACTTATTACTATATTTGGTGGCAGAATCGTGATGTCTGGATTAAGTTCTAGTCGGAACAATTGGTTCATGTCAAAGATAGGTGACGCAGAAGATTGGACACCAACGGCATTATCTAGCAGTGATGCGCAGGCAGGCGACAGTTCGACAAACTTTGGAAAATTAGGTGAGCCGATTACAGCGATATTCCCGTTTGGGGAAGCAGGTCTGATGATGGCGGGTCGCAATACACTCACTTATTTAACAGCTGACCCAGTAGTCGGCGGGGCACAGTTCGTGAGAATGAGCAATGGTGTTGGGGTGATGGGCGCAGATGCGTGGTGTCAAGGACCTGAGAAGACGTGCTATGTAGCAAGTGCCGACGGCGTGTA